CAAGCGCCGTTGTGCCAATCGTTATTGGTGGAGGGGTTTGTTGCACCCAAGCTGTGTTTACGTTAGCTGTTCCGCTAGTGACAAGAAAGAAATCTCCCTCATCAATCTGGTTAACGCCTGTTCCAGCAGTATTAAAATCAGTTGCACGGGTAAGGATGTATGGAGTTCCAGCAGAACCAACTTGCGTGACAACATATACGCCGTTATATGCGCCATTCACTTCATTTTTTACCAGTATGCGCTCTGCAACAATAGTGAGTGTTGAGTCAACTGACAGAGCGCCATTAGCGTTTCCTGTAAGCGTTGCACCAACACCAGATGTGCCATTGTTGTATGTGTTTGCTGGCAAAGCCGCAGTGGTTGCCAAGGCTACCGCTTCATGGAAGTGAATACCAGATGCAATTGCATCAGCATACTGCTTGTTAACAATATCTGTGTTGTTGACTGGGGCGTTAGCAATCGTGCCAGATGTCAGGGCAACAGATGTCAAATTGGTATTTGCACCGCTAGTGGCAAATCCAGTTATCGCTCCGCCAAGAGTCAAATTACCACTTGATGTGACCGTCCCAGATAACGTCAAACCACTAACTGTCCCAGTTCCGCTGACCGATGTAACAGTCCCACCAGATGGAGTCCCCCATGCGCCGTCCCCACGCCAAAACGTAGTAGCTGATGCGCCTGTGCCGCTGTTAAGGTTTGTAACTGGTAAATTGCCTGTAACTTGACTGGCAAGATTGACGTTAGATAACGCCCCGCCAAGGGTTAAGCTGCCACTTGATGTGACAGTCCCGGACAAAGATATGCCGTTAACCGTTCCAGCGCCACTAACCGATGTAACAGTGCCAGAACCGCCACCACCGCCATCATTTACCCATTCTGTGTCGTAATCTGTATCGCTACTTTTGGCAAGAACTTGACCAGTAGTGCCGCCTGTAGGAACACCTATGCCATTAAGACCAGTGTTTCCATCACGACCTGAATCACCCTTTTCACCTTTAACTTCGCCAACATTGATTTCTTTGCCATTTGACAAGCTGATAACTAGAGTGTCATCAAAATCTACTTTGGCATTGACTATTGAAATGCCATCATCACCATCTTTACCGTTTTTTCCAGCAATTCCATCTTTGCCATCACGACCATCTTTGCCATCCTTACCGTCTTTTCCCTTATCGCCTTTATCTCCCTTAAAACCACGCTCACCTTGTTTACCTTCAAGTTTCTTAACGGTTTGAACTTGTTCGGCAAGTTTAGGCAGTTCTTTGTCTAAAAGAATGGCAATAGCAGAGACTTTCGCCTCTGTTGACGCATCTGAAAGGATGACTTTTTTAAGATTCATTGCTCACCAATGATGCTTTTTAAGAAATCATTGTCCTTTTGGGACTGATTTTGCTTGTCCATCATCTGCATTTCAACAATCTTTGCCTTGTTTTGAATGTCAGATTCTTTCAAAATTAACTCAGCGAGCTTAACCCGCTTGTCAAATTCACGAGAAGCAAGGTCATCTTCATTGGGCAAATTCTTGGTAGTTGCACCCAAAACCTTGGCCTGAACTTCTTGAGGCATCAACTGTGCTTCCATCGACAACTTCACAGCATTTGCCTTGTTTTCTTCAGCCTGAGTGGTATTGACAGCAATTTGAGCCTGTGCTGCTTGCATAGCCAACTGCGCTTGCATCTGCTCCATCTCTTGAGCTTGTGGGTTAGGCTTGCTCATCTCATCCAAAGCCGCCATCAACTCAAATCGGTTGGTCAGGCTAGAGTTAGCCAAGATGCCCTTCAAGATAATCGGCAAAACAGGGGTATTTGGGCCAAGAGTCTGCAACAAACCAATGAATTGCTGTTGCTCATACTCACGAGCAATGATGCCCAAGGTAGCAGTTGGCACAAAGTTCATGTCCACAGAAGGATAACGCTCTGGGTCAAACTGCATATAGCGGAAAGCCGCCTTCTTGATGAATGGAATCAAGAAATCTTCTTGGAAGTTCACCAATGTGCGCTTGTACTTCTTGATGATGGAAGCAACAGCCATTGACATACCGCCTTGACCACCATCACGAGAGACGTTACTAACCATGCCCTGTGAGTCAAGAGTGCCAGTAGCTTGCAACAGCATTCTTTCAAAATCTTTTGCAGTTGCCAAGTTGTTGGGGTCACTCTGACCAAACTTGAATGGATACAAAATCTCGCTAGGTGCGCCATTTGTCAGGATTGCCTTGCCTGGCTTGATCTCAAACTTCATGCCACGAGGCAAACGAGTTGCATCCATCGCAATCATGGGGCTAGTGGTCAATGCCAGTGAATCCAAGTGGCTACGAGTCTGGGCATCAATAGCTTTTTGCATATTGAATGCCTTCTCAACCGTACCCCGACCCAACAAACGGTTAGGAATCGTGTCATCTTGATAGCTCAAGACTGGACGATCTTTCATCATGTAGGGGTTTTCTTCGGCTTTTAGCAACAAACCATCGTTGGCAATAACCACAATGGCCTCAACCATGTCTGTATAGTCTTCAGCTACTGAATTCTCAGGGAACAACTCGACAATATCTTTGTTTTCTTCTAAGTTGTTCAGGTATTCACGAGGAACAAGACCGTAATAGGTCAGCAAAAGTACCTTTTCGTCCTGATACTGGCTAACTTCCTGAGTTGGCTCAAGATCGGTATCTTCATAGGTCGGCGTGATATCTACTTTGCGGTAGATTCCACGTTCAATACCCTCAACAACCTTGTGAATCGAGACATATTTCTCAATAGCCACACCCATACAGTCATCAATGGATGTGCCATTAGGGTCAAACAAGAAGTTCTTAGGGTTGACAGGCATGATTTTGACCGCAATCCTGTCACGCTCAGTCACGCCAATAGCGGCTTGACCCATCTGTCCAGGGATTGCTTGAGTCGTTGGGACATATTCCTTCTCAGTCTTGACGATAATCTCGCCAATGCCTGTTCCATAGATTTCAGCCATCAACTCGATCTGGTCGATAGATTTTCTGATTTTGTCTTTCTTGAAGTCTTCCATCAGTTGAGACTTAATCAACTCGACATCAATGGGGTTGCCGCCAATATCTTGGATATTGTCTTCAATGTCGAAGAAGTCGCCTTGACCAAAGATAGCTTCCATGATCTCAGCATGGCGGGTTTCTACGGCTTGTTGGGTAGCGGGGGTAACGATGCGGCTACGCTCTGATTCACGAGTCTTGTCTTCAGAAGCCCATTGACCACGGAAGATGCGCTCGTATTCCAGCCAATCGGGGAGGAAGTTGACATCACGGTAATCACGCCACCTTTGGCAGTGGTCAACAACAAATCCTGTCAATTCTTTATCTGCCTCTGTTGGCTGATAAAACTCGTTCTGTTCTAACTTGTCTGTTGCCATAGTGTTACCTTATAGATGAACCGATTGTATTTCCAAAGGGGTCAGATTCTTTTGTAAGCAAGTTCTCAAATTGCGGCATCAATTGGTAACCGCCTTGAGGTGTTGGGTATGTCAATTCTCTAACGTCAAAAACCTCTGACAGAAATTCACCTTTATCGCCACGGCCTTTGCTATAACCAAGAACAGCATCATGTCCAGCATTTCGAACAGCATTGCCAACAATGTTTTCTTGTACAGCATAAGGCAATGTGTTGCCAGCCTTGCTGTTGATAACGATGTTATATGCCATGTTATAGGCATCATCAGAGTCTAAGCCGTTATATTTTTCTAATATGCCTTGAATGGCCTCAACTTTTTGAGATTGATTTGAGTTGTAGTTGTATGACTTTAAAACATCATTCCTCATTGCCTCATACGCACCCTTGCCAGCTAAGAGATCGTATGCGACTTCTGGGGCTTTCCCGCCAGTAGCACCTTTTACAAACAAAGGATTTTTGTATAGTGTTTGGCCTTCAATTGGCTCAACTCCACCATATCCAGTTTTACCTTTGTAATTTTTTAAATTAGCAGATTGTCCTTCTGGCAAATAGAAAACGCCAGTTCTTACAGACTCAGCCCCAGATTGATCTGGAGATTGCCTCCTTACCAAATTCAACAACAAACCTTCATCTGTAATCTGTGCAGATGGTTCGTTTTTGATTGCGGTAATGAATTCTTGGCTTGTTGGCAAGTTAACTGGAATATCAATTTGTCTTGCAACATCAACAGGCACAATGGATTTTGGCTGTGGCGTAATTTGTCCCAAGATTGTTCTTGTAGGCTGACCAGTCATGGCGGCATTGATCTCCTCACCCGCCATGCGTCCGACTGCTCTACCTGTACGACCAGCCATCACAGCGGCTGGCTTAACAAAGGGCGCAACAGTCATTGCCGCATTAATCGTTTCTTCTCTAGGGCGCAATGTCATGCCAGAGCCAGTGAACAATGAATCTCCATAGGATGCACGTTCAAGAGTTTGTGGTATTCCAGTTCCATACAAAAACTGAGCAGTCCCTTGCATTTGCTGAGTCCTCTCAGGCGCACTCATGTATTGCAAAGGCAGATTAACAATATCAGAGAACAACCCCAGTATGGTGCTTCTTGGTGTCGGCTTCATCTGATCTGCCATTTAAACCCCGCTAATGATGTCGATTGGTTGCCACTCGTCTTCATCATCTGCCTCAAAGTATGAGGTTACAGATAACTGATCTATATAACTTAAAGAGTCAGGTAGATCGTCCTGAACTCCCTGAGATGGAAACATCAACAGTTGATCTAGGAACTCTGTCCAGTCCTCATCCTTATTAAGCACGATTCTGCCATGCTCAAACCTTCCCTGCAATGCCCAAATGATACGGTCTGACTTCTTCTTGTTCCCATGCGTCAAATCCACAATATGAGCATATATGTTGGATTTTCGCATTAAATCCGACAAATAGGGAAGCACCGCATTCTTTAACGCACCACGCTCAATCCCAATGCTCATAGGCTTGTAGTCACGAATCGCCATCAGGATATTAACCGCAGTCGTGCGAATATCCCACCGACCATGAAGAATCTTCTCTACATACCACTTGCCATCATCAGTGACCTTCACTATAGATATAGCAGTCTGGTCTAACCGCTTCTTGGAGTTAGCCGCTTGTTTGGCAACCTCCTCAAATCCAGCCAAGTCAACAGCCACGAAGTAAGAACCCATATCAGGGATTTCCCCATATCTCACCCATTCTTCCTTGAAGACATCAGAGCCAGCATTGTCAAAACTCGCCATGTATTCCTGTTTGAACGCAAAGCTAGATAGCGTCTTCTTAGCCGACTCAATCTCAGCCTCGTCAATCAAAGGGTTGTCCTTGGTCGTGAAATGCCACGACTTCCAGTCCTCATCCTCCCCCTCCTGACCCAAGTTGTACAGATCATAGAACCAGTTGCGACCCTTGGGTGTACCAATAAACATGGCACGACCCTTCTTGTCGGACAAGCTGGCTCTGATAACCTGCTCCCAAGTCTCAGGCTTAATGTCTGCCACCTCGTCTAGTACGGCGTAAGTCAAAGACACACCCCGCAAGGTGTCAGGACGGTCAGAACCCCGAACATATATCTTTGCACCGTTAATCAAAGTCACTTCCATGTTGTTCACATGGCTCGACTGGATAATCTCCCGACCCACATCCAACAGGACATCCCAGACAATCTGACGAGCCTGGCCTTGGGTCGGCGCAACGTAAAGCACCGCACTGCCAGCGGGACAGCTCAACCCCTCAATCAGTAAGGTAGTGACGGCAAGGCGTGACTTACCGCACCGCCGACCAGCCACCACAACCTTGAACCTCGTTTTGTCGGCGTAGACTTCTTGTTGCCACGGCAATAGCGCAAAGTTCAGATCAGCCATTCTTAGCCTCAATATCTTCTATATCTTCAGGCTCAATTGTCGTTGTGGCGACAGTAGGTGCGCCAATGCCAGTAATAGTGATGTTGACTGCACTCCTCTGGCTCTTATCCTTCTCAAACATAGAAACAGGCAGTGTCCTGTCTACGCACATCTTTATAGCCGCCATCTGTGCGGGGTGGTTGTCATTCAACGCAATGGAAATCATCTTCTCCACCACATCCTTCCCACTCGACTTGATAAGCATATCCTTCAACTCTTTTAGCCTCTGGTGGTCAGTCTTAGGCAAGGCCAAGGCGGGATTCCTAGCGTACTCCTGTATCTGCCGCTTTAGGCCAAATGTACCTTTGGGTCTACCAGCCTTCTTTTTGGTTGGCTCTGGCTGTTCATCCTGAATCTCGTCAATGTGTTCTATGTTCACGATTGTCCTTGTCGTTGTGGGCGTGATGTTGGGGGATTATGGCTTTTTTTCATTTCCTATGGTAGATTTCTCTTGCTGGCGCAAAGTAACCAAGTTAGCTCCTTCTGGATTGTCTAATTACCCACTTGGAACTCCCTGCGTCCAGCAACCCCCTTTTTTTCGTAGTGGAGAGTGGTCTTGTCGGCCCTTTTCGTAGTTTTACTTTTTTCGGTGAGTCGGCGGCTCCCACAACTATCACAGCCGAGCCGACCCCCCTCCCCCCCATCCGAAAAATCGACCAGTTATCCACAGGCACTTGTGGATAGTGTGGATAACATCTGCAAGTCGTTGATTCTATTGATGTTTTTCTGTACGCTTACAAACGGCTGACATATCTGGCTTTATACAATGTCCATTATGTTTACTCAAAATATCTGAAAGCATTAACCGCAATACCCGAATGAAACGCAATCTGTAACCAATCTGCAAGATTGTGCATAACTTCGCCGATTGCCTGTGGATAACTCCGAATCGGCGGGTCGGCGGCTGGCGGGAGGCAGAGAGTGAAAGAGGTGGAGGGTGCTTTTTCGGGGTACTAACCAAACTTTTAGTCATAAGACTTTTAAGTAGTAACAGATTGATTTGTTAGACATTTCAATTATTAAAAGATACAAGACTCAAAGCATCCAGATAATCCGCAAGCCAATGCCATTTAAACGCCACCAAAGGGGTCAGGAACGCCATCAATAGCGTCTTGCATGGTGTAGGTTACATCTACGCTTTCAAGCGGCATAAACGGCCTGTAACCCAAACTCCAAACATGGACGTAAACCCGCTGAAGTTCCAGCCAGCCTTCGGTAATGTTTCCCTCACCAGCTTGAAGTAACAGCACCAACTCCTCT